TAATACAGGCGCAGTAGGTCGACAAGGTGCAGTTGGAGCTCAAGGTGATGCAGGTAATAAGGGTAGTAAAGGAAATACTGGTAACCAAGGTGTTAAAGGAAATACAGGCCTCGCAGGTAATAAGGGTTCTACTGGCTCAGGTGGTAGAACGGGTATTAAAGGGAATACAGGCCTCGCAGGTAATAAAGGTAATACGGGTGCAACGGGCTTACAAGGTCTAAAAGGTGCAAAAGGTAATTCGGGCGATAAAGGTTCTAAAGGAAATACTGGCGCAGTAGGTTTACAAGGTGCAATTGGAGCTCAAGGTGATGCAGGTAATAAAGGTGCTACTGGCTCAGGTGGTAGAACAGGTGTAAAAGGTAATACTGGCGATGCAGGTAACAAAGGTAATACAGGCGCAGTAGGTTTACAAGGTCTAAAAGGTAATACAGGCCTCGCAGGTGATAAAGGTGCTAAAGGAGATACTGGTAACCAAGGTGATAAAGGTACTAAGGGTAATGCAGGTAATAAAGGTGCTACTGGCTCAGGTGGTAGAACAGGTGTAAAAGGTAATACGGGTGTTGCCGGAAACAAAGGTAATACAGGCGCAGTAGGTTTACAAGGTCTAAAAGGTAAAACAGGTAACTCAGGCGATAAGGGTTCTAAAGGAAATACTGGTAATCAAGGTCTACTTGGTGCTCAAGGTGCTGCAGGTAATAAAGGTGTTACTGGCTCAGGTGGTAGAACAGGTGTAAAAGGTGCAACAGGTCCTCAAGGTGATGCAGGTAATAAAGGAAATACTGGTAACCAAGGTGTTAAAGGAAATAAAGGTAATACCGGCCTCGCAGGTAATAAAGGTGCAAAAGGTAACCAAGGTAATCAAGGTGCAGTTGGAGCTCAAGGTGATGCAGGTAATAAAGGTGCAACTGGTTCAAGTGGTCGTACTGGTGTAAAAGGTAATACAGGCGTAGCAGGTGATAAAGGTAATACGGGTGCAACGGGCTTACAAGGTGCAGTTGGAGCTCAAGGTGATGCAGGCGATAAGGGTTCTAAAGGTAATACAGGAAACCAAGGTGCAGTTGGAGCTCAAGGTGATGCAGGTAATAAAGGTGCAACTGGCTCTGGCGGTAGAACGGGTATTAAAGGGAATACAGGCCTCGCAGGTGATAAAGGTAATACAGGCGCAGTAGGTTTACAAGGTCTAAAAGGTAAAACAGGTAATTCAGGCGATAAAGGTTCTAAAGGTACAACAGGTGGTGGTGGTGTTCAAGGTGCTCAAGGTAATGCAGGTAATAAAGGTGCAACTGGCTCAGGTGGTCGTACTGGCGTTAAAGGTAATACGGGTGTTCAAGGTGTAAAAGGTGTAATTGGTGCTCAAGGGGCTTCGATGAGTGGTTTAGGATATTTTGAAGTTCAAGGTGGTATACTAACATTTAAACCAAATGGATGGTCTTCAGGTGATGATGTCTATATCATAAGGTCTGTACATAGTGGTAGCTTTTACTAAATTATTTTTCATATTTATATACAAACATTAAAAAAGTTATGAGAGCAAATTTTGGATTCGATAGAAACCCTCATAGATGGGATGTAAATTTCACAGATTATTATTGGTTCGCAGATGGGTTTGATTCAACTGAATTAAGTCAAATAGAACAAATGACCAAACTCCTTCCATTTGAAGATGCAGCAACAGGTGAAGGTGAATCATCAAAAAAATCAGATTATAGAAAATCAAGAGTAAAATGGTGTCCTCAAAATCAAGAATGGGGATGGGTTTATGAAAAACTTCACAATATGATTGTAGAATCAAATCAAAAAATGTGGAAGTTTGATTTATCTACTATGAATGAATCAATTCAATATACTGAATATTATGGAAGTCAAGAAGGTGGGTATGATTGGCATATGGATTGTGGTATAGAGATACAAAATCAAAGAAAAATATCAGTAACAGTACAACTTTCAGATTCAAATGAATACGAAGGTGGTGACTTACAATTTAATATTGGAAAAGAATTGACTGCACCTTCTAAAAAAGGAGCAGCGATTATATTTCCTTCATTTTATTTACATAGAGTAACTCCCGTAACAAGTGGTATACGAAAATCATTTGTTTTATGGGTTGGTGGTGAACCTTACAGATAAGATATGCAAAAGACTACTTTACCAACGGCATTAGTATATGGTTGGAAACGATTTGGTAAATACGAATTAACATCCGACATCTATCACGAAGAAGATTTATTCGAAAATGTTGTAATTTATTCATACAGAGATGCTAAAAATTGGAAATCACATTTATCCAAACATAAAGCTGATATTATTTATGTAATAGGTGAAATTCCATCGGAATTACAAAATGTAACCGATGATATTGTAAAATCTAAGATAGTTAATGCAGAAGAAATTTATCCTGATAATGTAATAGCGAATGATGTAGTTTGTCAGTCAACTTTTTGGTCATGTGAATCAAATAGAGTTTATAGTAATGAAGATTCACCACTATTATCAGTATTCACTCCAACATATAAAACTGAAAATAGAATATTTAGAACATACAAATCTCTATTAGAACAAACATATCAGAATTGGGAGTGGGTTGTGGTAGATGATTCACCAGAAGACCATCATTTAACTTGGCAAATGATAAATCATATAGCTAAATTAGATTATAGGGTAAAACCATATAGAATATCACCAATATCAGGTGGAAATGTTGGTGAGGCTAAACATAGAGCGGCAATGTTATGTAATGGTGAGTGGTTATTTGAATTAGACCACGATGATTGGTTAATATCAACTTGTTTAGAAGATGTTCTTGACGCAAGTAAGAAACATACAGATGCTGGATTTATTTATACAGATGTAACTGAAGTTGAAAAGGATAATTCACCGAGAATATATGGTTACATAGGTGATGATTGGTATGGTCATTCTGAGAATGGATTTGTATGGGGTTACGCAGGTCATACTTGGCAAGAGATTGATGATAAAGAGTGGTTAGTACATCATTATCCTGAAATAAATCCAAAAACAATTAGATTTAATATTGGGATGCCAAACCATTGTAGAGTTTGGAATCGAGATGTGTATCATAAAATCAGAGGACACAATAGAAATATTTCAGTCGCAGATGATTTAGAATTAATTATTAAAACATTTTTAGAAACTAAATTTATTCATCTTAAAAAAATGTTATATGTACAATATAATAATGGAGACTCTACTGTTGACAACAATAGAGTTGATATTAACCGAAGAGCAAGGTTAATTAGAGATTATTATGATACTCAAATAAAGGATAGATTTGAGGAATTAGGAAAAGAAGATTGGATGTGGGATTATGAAAAAAACCATTCAATAAAAGATATCAGTTATAGAGATTATGACAGATATGGTAAAAACGAAGAATTTGTTAATTATATAGTAGAATAGATATGAGAGTTTTATTTACAGTAGGATATCAAAACGAACCAATTAATGACACCATACTAAAACAAAAAGGTATGGGTGGTTCTGAATATTGCGTCATTAACTTAGCTAAAGAGTTTGAAAAGAAAGGTCACGAGGTAATAATTACAGGTGAAGTTTCAAATAGTCAAACAAATAATCTAAAATTTATTGATTATGACAGTATTGATAACAATCAACACTTTGATGTTGTTATTGCATCAAATTACATTCATTACTTTAAAGTTTTAGAAGATAAAAATATAACATTCGATAGTTCTTACTTTTGGATACATAATTTAGAGTTCTATTCATGGTATAATGGTGAGACTCTTCCAAATGATGGAGTAGATTATCTAAACCATCCTAAATTAACAAATATAATCGCAGTATCAGAGTGGCAAAAGGGTCAATTAGTGAAAAAATATAATTTAAACTCTGAAAAGGTTAAAGTTATAGGAAATGCTATAAACCCATCCGACTTTGATTCCATCCAACAAGAAAAATTTAAAGACAAAGTAATTTACACATCTGGACCTGATAGAGGATTGTGGAATCTGTTAAATATTTGGGATGATTTAAAAAACATTAATCCTAATTTAACTTTGTGGGTTGCATCACCACCTTATACTAATGATTGGGACACTTTAGAACGAATAAAAAAAGATTACCCAACTTATGAAAGAGACTTTGATGTACATTATTTAGGTTCACTAAATCCATCTGAGTTATACAAACAAATTAAATCTTCTGAGTGGTGGATTTACCCATCTCAGTATCCTGAAACATATTGTATAACTGCTCTTGAAATGATGATGGGTAGAGTTAAACTTCTATCATCTGATACAGGTAATTTAAAACACTTACTCGATAATAAAAGTACATTAATAAGTTCACATACTCATGAGTCAGGTGAAACTCCATTTGATGATAGTTCCCCTGATAACTACAAATGGGAAAATAAAAATACAGGCCTTATGCGATATACATTTATCGCAGCATTTGCTTTTTCAAGTCAACAAGCAAAAGAACACAAGAAGTTGTTAGATAGTGCTGAACAATTTGCAAGAAAACAAAATTGGAGTGACAGATATGTAGAGTGGTATAATTTGGTGAATGATAAGTTACCAGATGAGGCAAGAGGATTTACTCCGCCAGAAGATTTTGGATTTGAAAAACTTCATCCAGAACTATACACATATTGGGACAACAAAGATGAGTGGACAAAAAAATTCATATCATATTCAGCTCGTACAAAGGAATGGGATTTGATAGTAGACGAACCATTTGATAGTTGTTTTCAATTTCCTTTATTTACTGAAGAATTTTGTAAAATGATTAGAGAAGAAGCCGAACATTCTAATAGATGGACTTTTGACCGACATGAAAATTACCCAACAACTGATATGTTGATAACAGAAATTGGAATGGACGAGATATATAATGATGTATTGAAAGACTATGTTATGCAAGTTGCAGTATATTTATGGGCGTTAGAAGGTAAAGGATGGGATAGTATGAGTTCCGAAAACTTTTTAGCAAAATATATACCAACTGCACAAGGACACTTGGGAATACATCACGATAGGGCAGATATTACTTGTTTAGTACAACTATCAGATTTAGATGAATACGAAGGTGGTGGTACTTGGTTCAGAAGACAAAAGAAGTTAGTAAAAAATCCAATTGGTTACGCAACATTACATCCTGGCAATATAACTCATAAGCATGGAGCGCGTGCAACCACTAAAGGTACTCGTTATATTGTAGTTTCGTTCATGGAAAATAGGGAAAGCTAATTATTTCCATATTTATATACATAGAGGAGAATTAAATGGCAGTAAACATTCCAATATGGCCTGGTTCAGGTTCATTTTCAAGTGGTTCATCAACTCCTTTCGGATTCTTTGATTCTGATACTCAATTTCAGAATGACGCTCCGAAAGTAGCAGAATGGTGTGCGAAGAGATTGGGATACCCAATCGTAGATGTCGAGTTGCAAGATATAAACTTTTTTACTTGTCTTGAAGAAGCAGCTAACGAATACTCTTCACAAGTAAATCAATACAGAGCAAAAGAAAATATGTTGTCAATACAAGGTACTGCTTTAGGTACTGATTTGTCTGATACTGAGATTGCACCAAATCTAAATGGTATGGTTAGTATAGCAAAAGATTATGGTACTGAAGCATTAAGTGGTGGACGAGTAACAGTATATACAGGTTCTTTTGAAATGGTGGCAGGTAAACAAATTTATGATTTATCTGATGCAAATGTGGTGAACTTAGAAAATGGTTCAGTAAATGATGGTATCGTACTTAGACGAGTATTCCATACACAACCACCAGCAATCATAAGATACTTTGACCCATTCATCGGAACAGGATTAGGTTCTCAGCAAATGTTAGAAACTTTTGGATGGGGTAATTACTCGCCAGGTGTTTCATTCATGATGCAACCAATGTTTGATGACTTATTAAGATTACAAGCAATTGAATTTAATGATTATATTAGAAAATCATCATATGGATTCCATATAGATGGACAACGAATTAGATTATATCCATTCCCTCAAGGAAAAGATACAGGTGCAAAAGTATATTTCGATTATACATTAGAAAGTGAAAGTAAATCACCAATTGCAAATTCAAATGTTGTAAGTGATTTATCAAACGCACCATTTGGAAGATTAACATATACTAATATCAATAGTGCAGGTAAACAATGGATTGCACGATACGCATTGGCATTAGCAAAAGAAATGTTAGGTGCTATCAGAGCTAAATTTAGTTCTATTCCTATACCAGGTGCAGATGTAACACTTGATGGGTCTGATTTAAGAAATGAAGCTTCGGCTGAAAAAGAAACTTTGTTAACTGACTTGAAAGAAATGTTAGAATCAACTTCTCGTAGAGCATTAATGGAAGCAAAAAAAGAAGAGTCTGAATACTTAGAGGAAACTTTAAACAGAGTACCAAGACCAATTTTTATAGGGTAATTTATGGCATTGTTCGGTGGACAAAGAGATATGAGTTTGTTTAATAAATTGAACAAAGAACTCATTAATGATATAATTGATACAGAAGTGTATTACTATATGGTTGCGATTACTGAAACCAAATCTAATTTATATGGTGAGGGTGACAATAAAGTATTTCACAATCCAATAAAAATACCATGTTTAGTAGAAAGAAATCAAGCAGCACAAATATCTGATGAGTTTGGACAATCATATTCTCGTGAAGTTCAGTTTAAGTTTTTAAGAGATACATTAAAAGAAAAAGATTTAGTACCTGCAGTTGGTGATATTGTACAATGGAATAATGAATATCATCTAATAGACGCATCATACTCATATCAATACTTTGCAGGAAAGAATCCTCAGTATTGGGATGGTGGTGATGCTCAAGGTTTAAATGTATCTATTATATGTGATAGTCATGTTACAAGACAAACAAGTATTAAATTAGTAGAAACAAGATTCGGTAATTCAAACCAAAATGATAACGAAGTACCAATGGGACTATAAACGATGGCAACTAAATACAGAAATACAGACAACTCGAAACCTCAGATTATACAAACACAATCTTCTACATCACCTGACCCTATATTAAATAAAGCAAAGCAGTATAGAAGGGATAAGGATAATGTAAAAAATGTAAGTGTTGGTATTTACGATATCGATTCTGCATTTAAAAACTTTTTAGAAAAGGATGTAAGACCAACTGTTGAGGATGATGGAAGATTTTATCCTGTTCCTGTAATGTATGCATCACCTGAAAAGTGGGCAAGTGCACAACGAGATGGGTTTATGAGAGACGAAAACGGAATGATGTTAACTCCCGTTATTGTTTTTAAAAGAGATAATCTATCAGTAAACACCGATTTAGCAAAATTAAAAGTTGCACAAAACGAAGATACACATCAGTTCTTTGAAAGAAAGTACAATAAACTTAATAAGTACGACCAATTTGCAATACTGACAGGAGAAAATCCAAAGAAAGAATTTATGTCAGTTGAAAGACCTGATTATGTTGATTTACAATATGAAGTGATAGTTTGGTGTGACTATATGGAACAAGTTAACAAAGTTGTAGAGCAAATTGTATTTTTCCAAGGTCGTTCTTTTGGTGAAAGATATAAGTTTGTAATAAAAGGTGATTCTTACTCATTTGAAACAATGTCCGAGATGGGTCAAGATAGAATTACTAAAGCAACAATATCTTTAGTAACTAAGGCTTATATCGTTCCAGAATATGTCGGACTAAACAACAATACTAAACGAACAGTATCGATTGGAAAAGTTTCATTTTCAGAAGACCCAAGTCTTTCTGGCATTAAAATCTCTAAAAAGAGTGGTAATGAATAATTTTTCCATATTTATAAGTGTAGTAAATAAAATTAATATGTTATGGCAGAAAAAGAAATAAAAAGTTTTTCGGAAGAAGAAGTTAAAAAAATTACGGAAATTCAAAGTAAAACTCTATCAATTACATCAAGGTTAGGTGAGATTGAAATTGGTATTCAAAACATGGAAGCCCAATTCAATGAAATGAAACTTGAAAAGAACACTTTGATGGAATCTTACAGAGAATTATCCAACGAGGAAAGAGAATTAAGTGTGGAGTTGAGAGCTAAATATGGTGAGGGAACTTACGATGTGGCTACAAATACTTTCACACCTAACAAATAAGTATTCGTTTTGGAAATTTTTGGAGTATTTATATAAAGGTAAACCCAAAGATTTAATTTAGGAGAAAATAATGGCAGAAAGAATTGTTAGTCCAGGTGTATTCACAAGAGAAAAAGACCTCTCATTCTTACCACAAGGTATAGGAGAGATAGGTGCGGCACTTATAGGACAAAGTATAAAGGGGCCTGCATTCGTACCAACACAGGTAGAGTCCTTTCAAGAATTTCAACAAGTATTTGGTGGTTTGACAGAAGATTCATACCTACCTTATACTGCACAATCATATTTAGAAGACGCAGGAACTGCGACTATCGTAAGAGTATTAGGACAGAGTGGTTATACTGTTGAACCTTTAGTATTAAAGATTAGTGGTTCAGTAGCAGCAGTAATTCACCCTACTACAAAAGTACCTTTCGGTGGTGTTGCAAACTCAACAGGTTCATTTGATAGGTCACTTGTAACAAACTTGAGTGGTTCAGCAGCTTCACCAACACCAGATGTTTCGGCATCTAACTTCGCACTTTATATGAGTGCATCGGGTGCAGTAACAGGTTTATCAGAGTCAGCAGTACTTGCAATAGCAACCGCATCATTAGACCCAAGCGCAGTAAACTACATTGGAAAAACACTTGGTTCATCTCCTAAAAATGGTTCGGAATTTGGTTACCTATATATGAACTTCAATTCATTCCAATCGTCATCTTTCGCAGCTGACCCTAATTGTAATGTAGAAGTTGATACATTTAGAAAAACTGACTATACAAAAGCATACCAAGAAGCTTCAACACCTTTCATCATATCACAAGATGTATCAGGTACAAGTAAAAACTTATTTAGATTCCACACATTGTCACATGGTACTTCGACAAACTACGAATTTAAAATTGGTATTAGAGATATTAAACCAGCAAATGAAGTTCCTGGTTCTGAGTACGGAACATTTAGTGTTATCCTACGAAGAGTAGATACTTCTAAAATTGCTAATTCTATATTTGGTCAAACTGTTCAAGATAGTGATGTTAGACCAAGTATTATAGAAGAATTTAGTGGACTTAACTTAGACCCTAATTCACCTAACTACATTAAAAGAGTTATTGGTGACAAGTATATTACTGTTGATAACAATGGTAAAGTTACTTCAAATGGGGATTATCCAAACGCATCTGTAAACATTAGAGTAGAAGTAAATAGTGATATGGATGGTGGAGCACTTGATGCAAGTCTTGTTCCTTTCGGATTCGCAGCAGTTAAGTCACCTATACATAGTGGACATAATTTACCAAGTCCTACATATGTAACAGACCAGTCAATTGCAAATGAATTTAACAAAAGAGCATTCTTAGGTTATTCATTCGACTTTACAAATACAGATAACTTAAACTACTTAAACCCAATTCCAGACTCAAGTTCTGAAACTGTTGGAACTAAGTTCTTATTAAGTCAATGTACTTCTAATGGAGCAGCAATTGCACTAAACGATGGTCTTATAGACAATAAAAAATTCTTAGTACCATTCCAAGGTGGGTTCGATGGATTCGCACCAAACAGAACAGTACTAACAGGAACAAACATTGTTGCAGGTAATATGCAAGGATTGGATTTATCATCAGCAACCGCAGGTGGTACAATCGCAATGAGAAAAGCTATTAGCGCAATGTCAAATCCTGATGAATATGATATGAACCTATTAGTATTACCAGGTGTAATCAATAGACTACACTCTTCAGTAACTACTTTTGCAAAAGATATGTGTGAAGACAGACAAGATGCATTCTTCGTAATGGACGCAGGTTCTTACACAGATTCAATCTCAACAGTAGTTAACTCACTAAGTTCATTCGATTCAAACTATGTCGGAACTTATCACCCATGGTGTAAGATTCTTGATACAGACAAAAATAAACCAGTCTGGGTACCACCAAGTGTTGTATTACCAGGTGTTATCGCATTTAATGACGCAGTTGCTGAACCATGGTTCGCACCCGCAGGTTTAAATAGAGGTGGTTTATCAAATGTAATCGAAGTTAAGTCAAGATTGACTCATGACGAGAGAGATACATTATACGAAAATAGAATTAACCCAATCGCTACATTCCCTGGACAAGGTGCTACGGTATTTGGTCAGAAGACACTTCAAGCTAGACCTTCAGCTCTTGACAGAATTAATGTAAGAAGATTACTAATCGCATTGAAGAAGTTCATCGCATCATCTTCAAGGTATTTATTGTTCGAAAATAATACGGCAGCAACAAGAAACAGATTCCTAAGTATAGTTAACCCTTACTTAGAATCAGTACAACAAAGACAAGGTCTTTACGCATTCCGAGTTATTATGGACGAATCAAACAATACACCCGATATTATAGATAGAAACATCTTAAAAGGAGAAATCTTTATTCAACCAGCGAAAACTGCAGAGTTTATAGTACTTGATTTCAATGTACTTCCAACTGGCGCAGCGTTCCCTGAATAAAAAATAAAATAAAGACTATTTATTAGAAAGAGAAAACGGAGAATTAAATGGCACAATTATTAGACCCAAATGAAATAATGTTCACCAACTTTGAACCTAAAATGTCAAATAGGTTCATCATGTACATCGAAGGAATTCCTGCATACTTGGTGAAAACGGCAGCCAGACCAGAAATAAACAATGGTAAAGTTACCATCGACCATATCAATGTTAGAAGATATGTAAAAGGTCGTTCTGAGTGGCAAGATTTAGCAATCACTTTATACGACCCAGTCGTACCTTCCGCTGCACAAGCAGTAATGGAGTGGGTAAGACTACATCATGAATCTGTAACAGGTAGAGATGGATACTCTGATTTCTATAAGAAAGATATCACATTTAACAGTTTGGGTCCTGTTGGTGATAAAGTAGAAGAGTGGACACTTAAAGGTGCATACATTCAATCAGCTAATTTCTCAGACATGGATTATGCAGGAGAAGATTTAGCAACAGTAGAAATGACACTTACTTACGATTACGCAATACTACAATACTAAATACGGATTGTAATAAAAATTGAAACAAGAAACCCACCCCATAAGGTGGGTTTTTTAATTTAATTTACATATTTATTAAAGGTTAACCAAAAAGGAGAGAAGATATGGCAAAATTAATAGTTAAAAGAATTGAAGACAATATTGTCGAGTGGATTGGTGATGATTCATATTGTACTTGGGAAGACAAGGACAATGGTGAAGAAGCTGCAACACATTTTACAATCAAAGAAGCAAATGAAGATTGGGGACTCCCAATTAATGGCTTCGATTATGGTGGAAGAGAAAAAATTACCTATGATGGTGATTTACCAGATGGATTTGAATGTGGTGTAACTACACTAACAGGAACCGAAGGTAGTTATACTTGGGGATAATCCAAAATCTATTTTAAAATCTTAAAGTCTCATTATTAAAACAATTTTGAGACTTTTTGTATTAATAATAGTCCAGTTACATATATATTATAGTACAGTACAACAAAAAAAGATATAAAACGAGTTTTATTATGGCAAAAGAACGATTAGAAGATGAGTACCCAGTTTCCGACAAGGATATGGTACAAAAAGCTATCAAAGACCACGAACAAAGAGAAGTTCGTGACTATAAGTTCCCTACGGAAGTTATAGATTTACCCTCAAAAGGACTTATATACCCAAAAGACAACCCACTATCAAGTGGAAAGGTTGAAATGAAGTATATGACCGCAAAAGAGGAAGATATCCTAACCACACAATCATATATTAAAGACGGAACTGTTTTAGACAGATTATTTCAGTCATTAATCGTTGGTAATGGTGATGGTGAAACAATTAAATACATAGATTTAGTTACAGGTGATAAAAACGCAATTATGATTGCTGCAAGAGTACTTGGGTATGGTAAAGAGTATAAGGTTGAAATTGACGACCCAACTATGCCAGGTACAAAGCAAAAAGAAAACATCGACCTTACTCAATTCCAAAATAAGGATTATGAGGGTGAAAATCAAGTAGAACCACATAAAAATGAGTTCGAATTCACTTTACCAACCTCAAAGAGAAAGGTTACCTTTATGGCGATGACCGAATCTAAAGAAAGAAAAGTTAAACATCAAGTAGAAGCAATTAAGAAGGCAAATCGTAAATTAAAAGATATGACTTCAAGAGAGTTAACTACAAGAATGAAAAATATGATTCTTTCAGTAGATGGGTCAGATGACCAAAAAGACATCAATCATTTCGTGGACAATGAATTATTCGCAGTAGATTCAAAGGCACTCAGAGCGTATATCAACCAAAGTGTTCCCGATATTGATTTAACATTTGAATTTGTATCTGAGGAGACCGGGGAAGAGAGAGAAATGCAACTGCCTATGGATGTCGGGTTTTTTTGGCCTTCCGAGTGATTATAGAAAGCATTTACATTCTCAAATTTTTGACCTCATATATCATGGAAATGGTGGGTTTAGTCACACCGATGTCTACAATATGCCTGTTTGGGCAAGAAACTTCTATATCAGCAAGATAATAGAATTCAAACAAGAAGAAAAAAAGGCACATGATAAAGAAATGAGAAAAATCAAGTCAAAAACACCAAGAAAATAATAGTAGTATAAGAACCCGACATATTTGTTGGGTTTTTACATATTTATAGAATATAACAAAGGGATATTATATGAAAACCATCAAAGCAACTAAATTAA